TTAGGCGAGTCCCTGTTTGGTGAGGTTGACGAGGGTGACCTGTGCGACATCGAAAGTACCCAAGCCACCGTTCGTGAATAGCTCAAGGACCAGGGCGGTCGTCCCGGGTGGTACGACGTACTCGAAGGAGAATGTCTTCTGGACCACCGTTCCGGTGATGGTCAATGCCTGTTGGCTCGGGGCAGAAGCTGCGCCTTGTGCGTTGAGTCGAATGCGTGCGAGCATTCCGCTGGTCTCCCCGTCGAGGGACACGATGCCGCTCAGGCTGATCCGATCACCGATGGCGTAGGAAGCCGGGGAGCCAAAACCCATGTCGTTGACGTGACTGTCTGTTGCTGTGCGCACAGTGCGGAATGTCTTCCCGAGCACCCCGGCAACTGTCGGGGTGGAGTGGGTGTATCCGGTCCCGGCGTAGGAGGACCATCCATCCGGCACTCCATCCGCGTTGGAGTCGATCAGCATAAGCGGGTTGGTGTAGAGCAGTTCCGCCGCGCCCGTCGTCCCGTTGTCTTCGGCCAGCAGGGGCGGGAAGTTGGGGACGATCGGCAGGAGAGCAGCAGCGACTGCATCGCCCATCACTCGCGCACCTTTGGCGATCGGATGAATGCCGTCGCTGCTGAGACCAGCGGAGTACCCTCCGGTGGTTACATCCACGAGCGCTCCGTGGAGGTCCACGATCGGGATGCCTTGCAGGGCACAGTAGCGCTTGATCCAGTGGTTCAGTTTCGCGACCGCGGTGCGGGCGTCTGTCCGGGGTGGGAGGGTGCAGGCAACGGCGGTGATCCCGGCCGCGCGCAGTCCTGCGTAGATCGCGGTGAGGTTGGCAATGGAGGTGGCGAGCGGGACCGCGCCTACGTCGTTCGTTCCGGCGAGGACAAGGCAGACGCTGGGCGCTACAGCGACGACGGCGGGCACCCGGGCGAGTATCTGGGCTGACGTTTCTCCGGGCACTCCCGCGTTGCCAATGAGGCGCAGTTTCGCGTTGAGGGACAGCATGGCGTAGGTCGTGAAGTTGTCACCGTAGACCCCTGCACTGGGGTCAGTTGACCCGCCTGATCCGATTATCGAATCCCCCAGACCGATGAGAGTCGGCCCGTCGACCGTCGCGGAAAGCCGGGCATATGTGGCAGATAGGGATGCTTTCGTGGCCGTCGACAAGCCGACCGGTTCCGCCCAACTGGTCACCGTCGCCGCCGCCGCCGAAGCAACAGCAGCATTCGCCAACGTTGCCGCAACAGCCGCCTGCCACGCCGCAACCTCAGCACCAGGACTCGCCGGCACGGGAATCACCGTCGACAAATCCACGACAGTACCCGCGGGGGCATTGAAGTCGAAGGTGAACGCCGGAATACTTGGGGCCGCAATCGTCACCGAATACGACCACCCCGAAGGACTCAAATCGGCATCATCCGAGGCGACGAGAAGAATCCCCGGCGACAGATCAGAACCCACCAGAACGCCGGTCGCATCCGTAGCGGCCACAATCGGGTCGATGAACACGGTCACGGGCGGGACCGTCGTCACGTTGCGGGCCACCCGGATAGGGGCGGTGAACGTGATCGTCATCCCCGAAACAGGGATGCCATCCGGGTCGCGGTCACCATCAACCCCATCAGCGGTCGCGCGAATGAACCGCCCGATGACCGTGCAGAATCCGATATTGGCGGGCAGGGCCATGATGCTCCTAGTGGTGTTCAGCGTTGCATGAGCAGGAATCGCAAGAGTTGGAGTGCAGGCACACATCGGCGCACCGGTAGGCGTGCCTGCACTGGCAAGGGGTTACTGGCACCCGTCGCACTGCAGGTCGTCCATCGGGTCGACGGGGACCTGATACTCGGTCGGGTTCACTCGCCGGCGCGCGGCAGGTCGGTAGAGGAGACGGGCAGCACGCCGACGTGGGTCACTCCTGCAGCGTCGATGACAGCACCGGGGATGACCAGATGCCGGGCCGCTGCGTCGGCCACACCGGTCGGCTTCCACAGCCCGAAATGGGACGCAACACCGATGAGGAACACGGTCCCGAAGGTGTAGAGCGCCGCCCACAGATCGAAGCTGGTTGCCGACTGCACCGCGAGGATCCAGCTGGAGACGATCGACGTGATCAGCGAGAGCGCGAGGAGCGCGAGGGCCTTCACCCGGGGCGACGTGACTCGGGTGGTGACGAGGCCGACGAGGATCGGCAAGAGCACGCTCACGAGCAGCGTGAGGCCCTGCAGCAGGGTGGGGTGGAAGGTGATCAAGGTGTTGCTCCTTCGGGGGTTGGTGCGCACGTGTAGGTGGGCACGGTTGCATCGAACGGGTCCGTCCGGGTGCAGGTGTTCTGGATGCCGAGCGCATCCGTGTAGGTCCAGCTGCTCGGAGGTTCGCCGGGGGTGCCCGACGGGCCTGCGGCGCCCGGGTCGCCCTTCACGCCCGATGCGCCTGGCGCGCCGTCCGCCCCGTTGACGCCCGCGGTCCCGGGCTGGCCGGTGACGGTCACCCCGTCGCGTCCCGGTTGCCCGTCACAGCTCACCGTGGCGCAATACGCGTAGACCTGCGCGAGCAGCTCGCTTGGGGTTGCCGGTCGGGCGTCCTGCCCATCGCGGCCGTCTCTGCCGTCCGTCGGCGGCGAGCTCGTGACCGTCGCGGCCGGTGGGGCGACAGGGGTTTCCCCCAGCGACTTCACCTGAGCTCGCAACGCGTCGTTGTTCGCGGCGAGCACGTCTATTGTTCGACCGTCTGAATGCACCGCTGTGGTCAGTGAGGTGTTGGCGATGAACAGGGAGCCCATGCCGAGGAGCACTATCAGTGCGGCGACAACGGGGGCGATCATTCGTTTCTGCATTTGGTCCTATTCCCAATAACCATCGGGGTACGGCGGCGATGGCGGCGGTTGGCCGGAATCGATGTGACCCCTGAGCACGTTCACGTAGTCGTCGCGCCGGCCGACTTTGCCTTCCAAGGTGTCTAGGCGCACCTCGAGTCGGGTTGTGCGTGCCAGGTTGGTGTTCTGTCTCGCGGCGATGAAGGTCAGGTAGCCGACGGCGAAGGCGACGATGCCGCCGAGCACGTACGGGAGCCAAGCTGGCATGTGGCCCCTATCTGGTCGCCCCACTGTGGGGGTGAATGTGAGTATTTAATTGCTTGTCTGGGGTAGACAGGTCTATGGTCTGTGCTATGGGAATCAAAACGTGGGCTATCGTCACCGCTGTTGCAATCGCCGTTGTGGGTGGGTCAGCGGTCGCTTACGCGAACCCGCTCGCTACCCCGACGGCGCGACATTTCGTGTTGCATGACCAGCCGATATCTGCCGCGGATTCGCCCACGTCGCCGGAAGCTCTCGCGGATGCGACCGCAACGTCTCAGGTGAATGCAGCCGAAGCCCTCGCTGCGGAGGAAGCCGCAGCAGCCGCACAGGCCGCTGTTGATGCTGCCAACGCTGCTGCCGCTCAGGCTGCCGCTGATGCAGCCGCGAAAGCCGCAGCCGCAGTCAAGGCACCAGTCAGGCAGCGGGCCGCAGCGGGAGCGACGTGGGAGCCGGGCCACGCGCCCGCAGGAACGCCAATCCCCACGTTCATCGTCACCGACCCGAATGCGGGCAACTACGGCCAGCGTGACATCGTTGACCCGGCCACGTTCTGTGACAGCCAGTCGGGTAACGGCGACATCGACCACGCCGTTTGCGCCTAGAGGCGAGCCTCTAGCGCGAGCAGACGCTTTTCGTGGTCCTGCACAACAGGCAGAAGCAGTAGGGCGATCTTCTCGTAAGCGATGCCCTCGACCTCGCCGTTGATGTAAAGCACCAGCCAGCCAAGGCCCAGCGCGACGAGTTCTTCTGCGATCATTCCCACTTCGACAGGTGCTTTGTCGCCCATGCCTGTCACGTTCGACTTGAGGCGGTAGGTCACCAAACGCAGGGCGAAGACTGCTTGCGCATCGGGCGCCCATGCGGTGATGTCTTGCTTGTACCGGCGGGCGGAAACAGTGCGCCCGAGTCGCCCATCGAAGTTGATGTAGGCAGCAAAATAGCCCGAGGTTACTGGAGTGGCGAGCCCGTGCGGGGTGTACAGGTCCCCGGTGAGGTTGATATCACCGGTGGCGCTGATGTTCCCGGTCACAGCGGATCCGGCCGGCGGGTTAGCGATCTTCGAGTCGATCACCGCACGCGTATACGAAAGGGCGTTGATCGCTGTCGTCACCGTCGTGGTGATGTTCGCGAGAGCCATCTGCACTTGGGCCAGGAGACCACCAACATCGACACCTGACGGGCGTTGCAGGGTGCGCAGCTCCGCGCGGATGTCGCGAAGCTCACTGACCAGTGAGGCGAGGCCGGGGCCGGGAGGGGATGCGTAGTCACCCATCAGGACCCTACTTTCGGTGCGAATGTGAGTTTGATCTGTTCGCCCTTCGCGTCGCCGGCGATGCTGGTGATGCGGTGCCGGAATGTGCCGCCTTCGGGGTAGTACAGGTCCCCGAGCCCGGTCACCGGGTCGAGGGGGGCAATGTACAGGTCAGCAAAATCGCCCACCGAAACCTGATCCACCCACGGGGCTGACGGGTTGCCGTACTGGTCAGTCGGGTGTGCTTGCACGTTCATCGACCACACGGAGGTGGGTGCGCGGCCCAACGCCACATCCGACCGTGCGTAATCATCCAACGTGGCCTGCAACACCACATCAGTGTGTGACGAATCCATGGTTTCCATGAGCGGATATTTGGCGTCGAGCAGAAACGGGTCAGCCGCGCGGGACACCAGCACGTCAGCGATTGCCCGGCCACCGGTCTGCCACGACAGGGAACCCATGTTCGAGCCGTCCTTATCGATCACCAAACCGGAGACGGGGGTTTCTGCTGCGGTGACATTCCAGAACAGGACCGAGTTGGACGTGACCAGCGGTTGCGCGATCGTCCCCGTCCGCAGCACCCACTCAACACCAAGATTGTCGGTCGTGAATCGGGGGATCAGGGCAACCTCAGGCCCGGACACCCGGTTCATGAGGTCCTGAATGGCAGACCACACCGACTTGAAGTCAGTACCGAGGATCGTTTCCGTGCGCGTCTCAACCTCGTCCGCCTGGAACACGATGGGGACGTTGCCGCCCGTCCATGTCAACGCTTGCTGAATGAGCCGCTTAGCCCTCGTCGCAAGGCTGATGTTCGTGAACACGGTGGAGAGTGCCGGGTTCGGGATCGTTTTCGTCGCGTCTACTGGGTCGGGGATCGTCCACAGGTCGGTGGAGAGAGTCTGCGCGAGGACGGGGAGGATGAGTCGGTGATCGAACAACGAGGCCATGTTCGCCGCACCGAGCTGCATTGTTCCGGCATCGCGCGAGTAGGTGCTGGTCCACAAAGGACCAGCTTCCTTGATCACATCTCCCTCCACAACGCCGAGGAACGTCTGCGCGACTTCCGCCGAGTTCCGCAACCCGAGCACCTGAATGTCCGGATCGTTGAGGTCCACAGTGCAACTAACCGAACCGGTGCTCTTGATCGCGGTGGACCACGGACCGTCTACGACGTTCAGGTCCACAATGCGGCGCCCTGTCAGCAGACTGCCGAGGATGTAGCGGGTCACGGCATCACCTTTCAGGTGGAGGCTACTTGGACAGCTTGCCGATTAGCGCCTGCACGGTCGCGGCCGGGAGGGCGTTCACGGCGGCGAGGGTCTTGTTGTCGTTCACTTCGGATGCGAGGTAGAGCACGTCACGCCAGAACGTGAACTCGTTCCACGGAAGGTGGGTGATCTCGTCGGTGATGATGTTCCGGGCGAGGGCCAGCTTGTAGTAGTCGAAGGACGGGAACGGCATCCACACCCCGGGGGCTGCGGCGACTATCTGGCCGGATTCAGCTTTCCCGACGGTGGGGTCGCACTGGAAAACCCGGTGCTGTCCGTACCCGGCGAGCAGCTGCTTATCGCGGGCGACAACCGCCGCGTCGATGTGGGCGGTGATGGCGTCGATGTCCTGCTGGCTCATGGTGTCGTCTCCTGGGGGTGGTGTGATGGTCTCGCCGGCGGGCGCCGAACGGTCGGTGAGGATGTGGTCGGGGTTGGTGAGGTTCCCGTTCACGACCACTTGGAGGTGCAGGTGGGAGCCGGTGGAATCGCCGGAACCGACCGCACCGTATTTGCCGCCGGACAGTCCCAGCTGGGTTGAGGTGGTGACGGTCTGCCCGAGCTCCACGTCGATGCGGGACATGTGCATGGTGATCACCTGAATGCGGGCGCCGCCCACCAGGTAGAGGCAGGTGACGTAATACCCGCCGCCGGTGCTGCCTTTCACCACGCCGATGACCGTGCCGTCACCGCAGCCGTAGAGGGGCGTCCCCGTGGACAGGGGCAGGTCGACGCCCTGATGGAATCGGGGCCTGTGAGCGCCGCGGTCGAACCAGTACGACCCGCCCGCGACTGGACCGCCGTCGTAGGCGCAAGGGCGAATGAGAGTGGCCATTACCAGCCGATCGCGTGGTAGGCGAATGACACAGTTGTGGAGACGAGTGGTGCGCCCGACGTGGAGTAGGTGCGCCACGAGTACGACCCGACCGTCTGCGTTGCATTGCCGACCGTGAGGACTGCGGCGACGGAAACGAAGTTGAACCTCTCCAACCGGACACTGATCAGACCATTCGGGAACGGAGCGGGGAAATTGAACGACGAATCCCCGTTGACGTTCGTGGTCACACTGAACGTGCCCGACTGCTCCAAAATAGGGGCTGCGACAGTCGGAACCGCGCCTGCCAACACACTGCCCGGAGCACCCAGCAGGGTGCGGTAAACAGGGCGCGACCACACAGACCCATTCGAAACGAAATCACCGTTGTTCGCCGGCGTCGGATCAGAGAACACCGTCCCGCGTTGACTCAACGACCCCGCGTACGCATCACGTTCCGCAGCAGTGCGAAACAGAATGTTCCCGCCCGCCATCGCCGTGTACTGAAATGTCGGCGTGATGACCACACCAGCCGAGTTCGTCGCCAGCGCAGTCGAGGGGACGCGGATCGTCCCCAACTCGAGCGCACCAGATGGAAGACCAGCCGGGTTGCGGACAGGAGTCGCGGATGGGATGCCCGCCAGTACTCCGAAGATCGGCAGGTTGTTCGCATCCGGGGTTGTGACCGTCCCAGATGCATCGTTCTGCTTCGCATAGAACACATCAAGGCGGGAGTTCGCACCCGGCGCACCACTGACCAGCGCGTTCGCTGCCCCGTCGTTCGAGAGGAGGACCACACCTCCATCCCGCACGGCAACCCCAAAGAAGGCGCCAACCGACACATTCCACGTACCAGTAGCAGTCAGCAGCGTCCCACCCGTAGGGGGAAACAAACCATCCCGGGGGATGCCGGAAGCATCACGAACAACAGCCCCAGCAAGGTTGTACCGCAGATCATCAGCATCAGCCGCTGAACCGGACAGTTTGGCAGGGAAGCCTTTACGAAGTGCCACGGTGATCTCCTAGAGGTAAGCGGGTGAAGTGCGGACAGTGAGGATCGGTGTGCCCGTGACCGCACCGAGGGGGGAAAGTTGGAACTGACGTGTCGCGCCGGCCGGAACAGGGAGCAGATCGCGGCGGGTCACAAACTGGCCGATGTCGTTCCCTGGCGCATCGATCGTGATTCGACCGGTGCGCTGGTTGATGAACACGGTGGAGCCGAGCGGCACCACCCGGTCGACTCGGATATAGCTGCCCGTCATCACATCTGCGATCACGAAACCGAGCGACAGACCACCCGTCACCTCAAGTAGAGGCAGCGTTGCGGCCGAGCCCGGATTCGCCGTGGTCGCGCGACCCGACGACGACGCGGCCCCGAAGTCGATGTAGCCCGAACCGGAACCGAGCGGCCACACAAGACCACCGGCCGAGACCGGAACTCCAGTCGTCGTGACCACCGGATCGCCATACAGCAACGGGTCATACCCGACGACATCGAACGAGAAGTCGAACCGCGGGACACCCAACTGCTTCGGCGGGACCGGTGGGGCGACCAGAGCCATCACCGACTGCAGCGACCCATCCGCATCCGTAACCCGAAATGGGGACGGCACCCCGGATGCCTGCATTGCCGCGAGCCGACGAATCATCGCCCGCGTGTCCGACATTGCTGCACCGATATAGCCAGCCTCTACCGTGACAGGCCGAGACCCGCGCCAGTTCCGCACCGACCCGAAGTCACCATCAGCCTGGTTGCGCGGCGAGGTACTCGAGCGGATCGGCGGACCCTCCCACCAGCCCTCCCACGAATGGAGGATCAGCCCAGAGTTGGCCGCGTCATCAAACGTCAGCCCATCGAATTGGAGGGTCGTCATCGGCGTAGCGCCCTCTCAAAAGAACGACCGAGGATGGTCGCGTACACGGCTGAGTCCTGCGTTTCGATGGCAGGCGCGGTGAGCGTGTTGTGATTCGTGACCTGCATTGAGGTGGGCGCTGATGAGTAACCCGGCGAGGAGGTCGCGTACTGCGGCTTCACGCCGAGGCGACGCAGTGACTCCATCGCGTAGCCGATGTTCTCCTGCTCGTGGCCGGGCTTCGGGGAGATGTATGTCTCCCACGGCAGCTTGTCCTCAGCGAACTTGTGAATGCCACCCGGACGGCCGGGGTAGATGCCAGAGGGGAACCCGCCGTTCTCGAACGCCTTCACGCCGCGGTTGTACAGGCCGCCGTTCTCGTTGCCCCTGCCCTGCGGGATGCCGCCAACAGTGCCGGAGCTGTAGGCATAACTGGTCTTCGCGTTCAGCCAGATTGTTTTCCCCGACTGCCCGTCGATAAAGATGTCGATGGCCTTCGCAGCCGCCGCCGTGTCAACCAGGAACTTGATCTGCTTCTCGGTCGGCATGGCCGCAACCTTGTCCGCCAGTTTCTGGGCTTCATCCGCGTTGCCGCTGATGGCGAGAGCATTCTGATAGACCGCATCATGGTTCGCCTGAAGGGAAGCGGTATAAGCCGCCGTGTTCCCGTCGAGGGCGAACTGCTTAGCCGCCGCATCCTCGCCCTTCGCTGCGAGGTCCGCGAGCATTGCCGCATTTGCGGAACCTGCTGCTGTTCCCTGATCAAGAGTGTGCTGGAATGCCTCAGCACCAGTGCGTGCCTTGCCTGTCGCCGGGTCGATGTCGTCAATCGTCGTTTTCAGATCGGCTAGGGACTGCTGGTATGACGCATTCGAGGACACCGCGTCCTGCCCAACACCGTTCGCCGCGTTCACGGTGTCGATGAGGTTCCGCAGCTTGTCGTCAAGCCCCTTCGCATCGTCGGCCGCTTTCAGGTAGGCGTCGCCCGCCTCAATCGCGGTCGGCTTCGCGCTTCCCATCGCCAGTTTCAGGAGCGCGGTCGCGTTCGCCGCCTTGTCAGAGCTCGACACGTTCACACCAAGGGTCGTCGCCTGCTGGACCAGAGCATCCTTCAAGGCCGGCATCGTCTCGAGCAACGCCGCCTGCTGCTCCTTGTTCAAATGGTTCTGGTCCGACAATGACCGAAACGCCTTCTGGGCGGACGGGAGATCCTTCGCAGCCAGGGTGGCAAGCGAGTCGCCCAGCCGGTCCAACCCGTCGATGGCCCCGAGCTCGTTGGCGGACAGGCTCAACCGGTTACCCCAGTTGTTCTGCGCCGCTGCCGCCTTGTCGAGGAGGGCAGGCAGGTGCTTCAAGGCGTCGCCATAGTCACCGAACAGGCTCGTCGTGAGTCCGTCGCTTTGCGCAGCCTGCCGCAGAAGTTCCGCCCCGCTCGCCGCGTTCTTGAGACTGTTCTCGAACTGGGCCGTCGTCGTCTGGCCCGCCGCAATCATTTTGAATAGCTGATCAACCGCGATAGTTCCCGCTGCCAAGGCGATACCCCACGGGCCGGTCAGGAACGACGCCGCCTTGCCGAGCATTGTGCCCGCCTTGCCGACCGCCCCTTCGATGCGTGCCGCACCGGCAGCCACACCCGGCATGGTCGAATCCTTGAGGAGCGCAAGGCTGGTCTGAAACTGGGCAATCTTCGGCACACCAACGAGGAACGCCCCGCCAGCGAGGAGAGTCGCAGCCGCAAGAGCGCCGAGGGCCAGAGCGGTCCCCTGCACAACAGGAGGAGCGGCACCAAACGCATTGACCGCGTTCGTCGCCGTCTGCACAATGCCGCGGAGAACCTCGTTAGCTGCCGACCCGGACTTGATCAGCGCGGTATCGAAGGAACCGCCGAGCTGCTCAAGGTCGCCGTTCAGGTTGTTGATCCGCTGCCGTGCCGTGTCGGCGGCGTACCCGGAGTCGTTGACCTTCTTGTTCCAGCCATCGATGCCCTTCGCCCCGTTGGAATACAGGACAGCTGCGGATCGAACCGCGTCGTTACCGAAGATCGTCGCGAGCGCGGCGTTGCGCTGCTCGTCAGTCAGACCGCCGAGCTTGTCCTTCAACTGCCCAGCGATGCCCGAGAATGACAGCATCTTGCCGTTCGAGTCATAGACACTGATGCCGTACTGGTCCATTGCCGCCTGAGCGAGCGACGACGGCTTCTGCAGGGCCAGAATCGCGGTCTTGAGGCTCGTACCCGCGTCTGACCCTTTCAGGCCCGCAGAAGCGAACGCAGCAAGAACACCCGTCGTGTCCTCAATGGAGAAACCAGCCTGCGCCGCGACCAAACCGCCCTGGTTGAGTGCCTGCGACAGATCATCGACGGAACCCTGAGCCTTGCCCGCACCAGCCGCGAGAAGATCCGCGACATGGGGGATGTCGGAGCCCTTGAGCTTGAACAAAGTCAGAGCCGTGGCCGCCGTCGCTGCAGCATCCGCGACACTCAACCCGCCAGCCGAAGCGAGGGACAGAGCGCCATCGAGCGCGCCGCCGAGAATGTCCGCCGTCGACAGGCCAGCCTTCGCGAGTTCCTCGATGGCGGTCGCCGCCTCGGTAGCCGAGTACACGGTCTTCGCCCCAGCCTCGAGGGCAGCGTCCCTGAGGAGCGCCATGTTGGCGGTCGACTCGTGAGTCGCCGCCTGAACGTTCGACATTGCCTGATCGAACTCGGCATACTTCTTGATCGCCAACCCGACACCAGCAGCAGCGAGGGCACCCACGGCGAGAAGTCCGACACCAAGCCCAGTCATGGCCTGGTTCTGCGCCTCAAACTGGGCCTGCGCATCCCCGGCAGTCTTCGCAGCCTTCTGGTTCTCCGCCTGCACCTGCTTCATGCCCGCGATGTAGTTAGACACCTGAGCCTGCATCGAAATCTTGATCACGCGTTCGGATGACACAAGGCACCCCGTTTCGTCGTGTGAAGTTGTAGATTCAGGTCATGCAGGAAACTAAGAAACTCTCGCGCACGTTCGCGCGCATCGCTGTAGTGCTTGCGATCGGGGGAGTGTGGTGGACCATTGTGAGCCGCGTCGGAACCCTGATGGCAGGGCTAGGGATGGCCATACTCCTGCTGGGCATGCTCGCCGCCATTGCAGCGTTCGTCCTCAACTGGATTCGCCGTTAGCCCCGTAGGTCTTCTTCTCGACCGTCCAGAACATGCCGTTCAGGTTCGCCGCATCCCCGGCGTCTTTCTTGTACTGCTGCTCAGCGTCCAGACGCGACTTCTCAGCCCAGTTCGTGAACGGGCCCTGCGCGAAGAAGCGGATCACCTCGGGGAGACTGTGCTCGTTCGGGTTCGCCGCCGGCGACAAGACTTCCGAGAACGGGAACCCGTTCGAGTCACGCTCGCTGTTGAACTCGCGGATGGCTAGGAGGAGGTCGACCTGCTCGATGTCGAACTCCGACTCGATACGAGTCTCAGACCCGACCAGGCGAGCCCATGTCCACGGCTTCCACCACACCGGTTGCGCGTAGGCGTAAAGCGTCGTTGTGACCGGCTCCCAACCAGAGAGCCTGCGGGGTGCGATGCCGAGATGGAGTGCAAGGTTGAGCTCGTCCTTTAGGCGGGGCGAGTCGCCAATTGATTTTTTATCTGGCCCATCCGCGAGTCGGGCTCGTAGACATTGAGTTCCCAGATCGCAGACTCGATGCGCGACGCCTCAGAGCCCGCGATCGACTGCCACAGATCCGCCCACTGATTGACAGCAGGGCTGTCAGTGGTCGCCGCTTCGTACCGCAGCGGGACCAACTCGTCACCATCCACACGTACACCGTTGATCGGTGCGGCGAGCTTCGCGGCCTGCTGCATGTTGTAGCCGTAGTGCTCATCCATCGGAGCACCGATGCGGGCAGGGCAACGGGACACGATGTCGGCCCACACCTCGCCGGGGAGACGGTAGAACCGAAGCCGGATGATCGAATCGGCGGACTCTTCGATCAGGTCGTTGAGTTGAGCCTCGAGGTCCGCGGATTCCGTATCGACGGCACTCAGACGCTGATCACTCTGTGTCGTCGCCTTGGCAACCTCGAGCGCCAGGCGCAACGCCTCGCGTTTGTCGGACAGGTCAGAGTCGAGGAGAACCTCAACATCTTGGTGCTGCTTCGGGCGGACCTTCGCCGCCGCCAGACGATCATCGAACGAAACCATTTGAAACCTCCACCGAGATATCCACCTGTGAAAGAGAACCTGTGCGGCCGGCCGGTGGAACCGACCGCACAGGGGTTGTTACGCGACGAACGCGACCGGTGCGCCGAGCGACTCCATGGCGGCCGGCTGCGAGTACGTGAACTTGCCCGTACCATCAGTCGGACCAGGAGCCTGCGGGCCGAGGTTCACGTTGATCACGCGAACGATCTGCGCGATCGTCGCCACGGTCGTCTGCGGGACGTTGCGACGCTCGATGAACTGCCACAGACCTGCCGGGGCGAGCACGACCGCGGCGGAACCCGCGACAGTCGAATCCACATAGGCGAGATCCGCGAGCGACGGAGCGATGACACCCAGCGACTCACGAACCTGCGGCGAGGTGAGCCGCGGGTCGGTGGGCTTGTCCTGCGGGGCAGTCAGCGCCCAACCACCCGAAGTGAACGAGTAGGTGACGCGGAAGCAGGTCGCGCCACCGATCAGAGCGACGGACGGGGCGGTCGAAGAGATCGTCCGACCGGGGATCGCCCAGATCGTGAGGTTGCCGGTCTGATCGACCGCCGACGGGCCAGTTGCGGATTCTGCAACATCGGGCATGGGGGTATTCCTTTCGGTTCACCCCGGAGCGGGGTAGTGACTCCCCGAGGTACGGGGAGAGAATGTGGGGGCGTTACACCCGCGAGGACTTCAACTCGACGTCGATGTCCAGGTAGAACAGGGGTGGGGCGACGCTCATGTCGGGCTCCACGTTCGCGTCGTTGTTGTCGAGAACGATCGGGGAGCAGTTGCGACCAGCGACGGTGAGCACCTTGCCGGCGAGTTGCGCGTAGACCTTCGTCATCAGCAGCAGCACACCATCAGCCGAGATCGACACGGCGCGGATCGTGTAGCGGTACGTCGCATCTGAATTCGGGGCCTGTGCTGCGGCGAGACGATCGTTGACCAGTTCGCCTGTCGACCCGTACAGGATCAGATACTGCTCACGAGCGAGAGTCGGAGGGTTGCCTGTCGTGCGCGCTGCATCCGACACCTTCAGCGCCGGATCCGCTTCAAGCTGCGCCTTCACCGCTGCATAGTGGGCGCGCATCAGAGACCCACCTTCTTCGCTGACTCATCCACCGCGATCTCGAGACGCTTGAGCAATTCATCAGCAGCGAACTTCTCAGCCTTCTGGCGTGCACGAGTCGGCGTTGCACGGATGCCGCTCTTGATCGGGTCATCGAAAATACCGAACGACGGGACCAGACCACCCTTGCCCGTCTTGCCGCCGTAACGGGCAAGGTTCGGACCAATCTCCAACTCGAGCACACCCTGGCCGAATGCACCAAACTCGCGCTGCGTGTAATCGATGGAGCCCGAATACTGGCGATGGAGAACACCCTTCGCAGCATCCTTGCGCCACGCCTTCTTCGTCTCCTCGCCAACCTGCTGCATGGAGAACGTAACCTCGTTGGTGAGAATGACGGGGAGTGCGGTGAGGTCCGCGGAGAGCTTGTTCAAGTCGCTGAACCCGAAGTCAGTCACGAGAGCTCCTCAACCGGGTAACGATGGGCTGTGACCTGACCGGACTGAGCGCTCGCCTTCACCCGGAATTCACGAGCCACGAGCGAACCGTCCACGGTCGACGCTGTGACCGTCACCAGCGCACCGACCGGGATCCGTGCACCCGACATCGGGACGCTCACAACAATGTCCACAGCGGCGTACTGCTGCCCGCCAGAGTCGCGCTCCGAAACGGTCAGCGTCGGATACTTCACCCGCGCTGGGCCGGTGTAACTCGTCGTCGTGATCGTGCGGACAGTCGCTAACGTGCTCGGATCGATCGTCTCAACGAACGGCCCAGCCGTGATCGTCTCTGTCATGCGCGACTCGGCCTGAGCGCGGCCCATCGCAAGGGAACCCAGAAGCATGTTCACCGGGACCCCACCACATAAGAACCACGAGCGCCGAACTGCTCACGGAGCAGCTTGATGTTGCGATCTGAGAGGGTGATGCCGGACTCTTCGCCGCCATCAGCCCACGCCGCTTTGAAATCATCGATCGCGATCGATGACAGACCGCCAGCAGTCAGGCCAAGCTTCTGCTCGAGGGGAATGAGCGCCTGGGACACAAGCACCATCGCCCACCGCTTCAACGACGCAGGGGCCATCAGATACCCGTAGGTGAACTTCACAGTCACCGCGTCATCACAATCGACGTACAGGCTGTTATCGCGCTGCACATACGGGACCGCGACCGTGCCACGCATCACCGAATCGATAGACACGACCGGGGCCTGCGGAAGATCAATGCGCGTACCATCCGGGTACGCGACGAACGACGACTGAGCGCGAGGGTAAACCTGCACGCCCAGCACGTCGTCGCGGAGATACGTGGACGCATCCTCGAGCAGAGACGTGATCCATGCGCTTTCGACACCGACCGTGAAGGTCCGGTTCAAGCGCACGCCAAGCTCTGTGTATGTCGCGAATGCGTCCACGGTGATCTCCTTGTGTTGGTTAGGTCGCGGGCAGGTAGGTCTGCACGGCGGTTGCGCGCAGAACCTTCGTGCCGAAGACGTTCAGACCGCGGATGTAGTCCGCGAACTTGTTCTCCATGCGACCGGCCTCGGTCTTCTGAATCTGACCGACATACGCGACCGCGTTTGCCTGGAACCCGACCGCACACGGACGGTTAGCCGTGTGGGTGAGCTGCGGGTGCTCCACGACGGTGAAGCCGAGCATCCGACCGATCACACCGTTGCGGAGAGCCGAGTCGCCGGCCGGGTCGAAGCTGGTCAGCTTCGAGCTCGAGCCGAGCAGGAGGGCCGCGAACTCGGGCGACACCGCGAGGATGCGGTTGTCAGTCGGGACGAGAGCCTTCACAAGGTTCGTGCGGATCGAGATGACCGCCGCATACGCGAGGTCAGCCGTGGTGATCGCGCCCACGCCCGCGGACGTGCCCTGAGCCTTGAGCGCGTTGATGACGGTCAGTTCCGCATCCTCCGACAGGGCGGCACCAGCGTCGCGGGTGACAGGCTCGAACGAACCAGCAGCCTGCACGCGGTCGATGTCGTCCACGATGAACGAGAACGCCTTCTCCTGGTCGATGACGAGGGACTGGGTGGTGTCGGTCATCTGCGCCGGGGCGATGACACGCGACGCAGCCGCGTAGTCAACGATCGTTGGCGTGTTGACGGCGGTGATCTTCACCGTGTTACCGGAACTCAGTTCACCCTCGTACTGGTGGTTGAGTGCCGGGATGAGGATGTTAGCCTGGTTGAAACGCTCGAGGATCGCGGACGACCAGAGCGTAGATTTGAAGTTGGTGATAGCCATTACAGCCACCCCTTTCTGTGGTTAGTTGACGCCGAGGATCTTGTTGAAGCGGCCTTCGCGACGCGCTTTGTTCACTTCGGCGGGTGACATGGATTCGAGGTCAGCGTCAGTCAGCTGCCCCAATTTCGCGGCCTTACCCTTGGCCCCCTGATCGCCCGAGCCCTCGAACTTGCGAGGGGCACCAGCGGCCAGATGGGGTTTACGTTCGAGCAGGTCAGCGATTGCTTCTGCGAGTGCTTCAGAGTCGGTATCGCCGTCATCGGAGACAGTGAATTCGGACAGATTGATGTACAGGGCTGCGTCGGTCGGATCTGCGAGCTTGCCTGTTGCCGCGGCCCGGAGGTCGGCTTTCAGGATTCGCTCGTTGCCCTTCGCTGTCGCTTCGGTTCGCCCCTCAGCCCTTGCAGCTTTGATGGCTTGTTCCTCGGCGGGCTTGTCGCGGAGTGAGTCGGCGGCGTCGCGTCGTGCGATGTCGGCCCGTGCTTCCTTCGCGGCTTTCTCGGCAGCTTTGACGCGTGCTTTCATCGCGTCGAGTGCCTTCTTGCCTGCATCCCCGAGATCGGCTTCACCCTCATCGGGTTCGGGCGTCTCGATCGTTTCTGTCTCTTCGGGTGCGTCGGACGTTGCGTCTTCGGCGTCGATCTCTGTTGCCATCAGGAATTGCTCCTTGGTTGGGTTGGGTGTCGCGTTGCGCGACGTTCTTCCGCTGATAGGAGCGGGAAGTTAGAGCCCGAGCAGTTTTGCGAGCGACTGCACGGAAGGGGCAGCGTCGGGTAACTTGTCGAGTTGGTTCTGTAGGTTCCGGCGCAACGTCTCCAGTTGCACGGGGGTGATCGGCAAGGGGCGCACGAACTTGTCGGCCGTGTTCTGCCCGATCGACTGCGGCCAGATACCCGTCTTGCCGACATCAAGGCGCGTCTTCGCATCGAACAGACGCCGTTCCGCCGCGGTCATCGTGTAGCGGTTCAGCGGGTCACGGACACCATCAGCGTTCGCTTTCAACACCGCGTCCGTCGCGGCACGAGCTTTGCCGCCCTTGCCGAACTGACCGAAGCCCTGAGCCGCGGGACCATTGCCGAGGATGTTGCCGCCACGAACCTGCGGGCCAGTGATGTAACCCTCTTGCTCCAACATTCGAAGCGCGTTCGTGCGAGTGCCAGCCGTGCGGTAAATGTCATCCACAGTCAGGCGTGAGGGGGTGCCGAACCGTGCGCGGCCCTTCGCCGTTGCAAGCCCGTTCTGCTTGATGTTCACAACCCGGTAAATGTCGCCGCCGTCGCGAACCGCACGAGCCTCGGACTTGCCGAACACTGCCGCCTGCTCATCCTTCGACAGCGAATGGAAGTACGCATACGGATCAGTCGACAGATCGCCGGCCACATCCTCAGACGCCGGAATGTGCCGACAATCGCAGCGAGGATGCCGCAGGAAGCCCTCGTTCCACTTGAACCACTTACCGGCCAAGATCACACACCGGGAGCACGAGGGGGCGTTCAGCATCCGCACGTAGCCGCCGAGAGCCGGACGCTGCGCAATGTCCGCACCGACGACCGAACGGCCAGTGTCGGCCATCATCGTCAGCAGAACACCGGTCAGCCACTTCTCCGACGACGCGAGCGCATCCGCAGCTGAGGAACCGTGACCAACTGCCACCTTCGCGTGGATGACAGCACCATCGAGTGTGTCTTCTACCGGGAAGCCGTTGGGTGCGGTCTCGAGGAACCGTTCGGGGACCAACGCCCCGAGGGGTGCCGCAACCTGCCCGGTCTCCTTCAACGCCGCAGCCGTGTAGCCAAGGGATGAAGCGATCGATGCTGAGCGACCCAACTGCAGGGTCTCCGTCATCGCCGGTCGGATCTCCCGCCAGGACGACGCGAAATCATCCGTCATGCCCTTCCACAGTTTCTTAGCCGAGGCGACGGTGAGGACCGCTATCGACTGCTGTTGGGCGTAGTACGAATCAGACGATTGGACCATTAGCGATACCCGTCAAAGTTCGGTTTGCGGCCGAAATTTGCGGATCGTTCGCTTCTTGTTCCTTCATCGCAAGGATCCGCTCGATGTCGTACGCGTCGATGCCGTCAAGCTCGAGCAGGTACTCGAACGGATAGCCGGTCTGCTTCTTCTTCAGCAGTGCGTCAGCCATCTGCGCCTCAGACCGGATCTCAGGGTTCATCCACTGGACTGTCCCAAGTCGAACGAGAGACGCGAGCTTGTCGTCACCCTTCGCCAACGCGATCAGTCGGTTGACCTCACGCAGCGCAGGGGAGGCGAACAATTGGAACTCCTGAACCTTCTTGTTCAGACCAATCTCGGACGCCTTCAGACCTTCGCCGTTCACATTCGACATGCCCGTCTTGGAAACGAGGTACGTCGGCGGGGTACGCGTCTGGGAAGCGATATGACCCACTGCGATGTCGATCGTGGCCGTGAAGATGTCGAGCTGCGCAGCCTTCCACGAATCGATCCTCGCGTCAGGGTTCGTCAGATACAGGAGACGCTTCTCGCGCAACTCCTTCATCTCGACAGGCTTCTCGCCAACCTTCTGACCGAACGTCGCAGAAGCCGGGTCCTGGTCGATAATCGGAATCATCGGCGGGCCGGAACCGGTCACAACTCGAGCATCCATCGACGCGTAGTCGGCGGCGAGGAATAGGTACGCCCACAGGAGGTTGATCGCATCCTGCATCGGGATGACACCCGAAATCTCAGAGATCGGATCGCCAGCCAACGTGGGGCGGTTCGGAACCTCAACCACAGGAACTTCGCCCATCGGGTTACCGATCGGCCACGGCTCACCAGCGACCTCACGAGGCAGCCAGCCACCAGTGGCCTCATACGCAAGCTTCGCCTGCTCAGACTGCGACTCCCGGTCTTCCTTCGGCTGCACACGGGGACGCTGGAACTTGAACACCTCACGCTGGGTGTAAAGAGTCGCGTACTCGTCCTTCTCATCCACCCACGTCTTCAACGCAGCCTTCCGAATACGAGGGTTCTCCCAGTCGTACTCGATCTCCACCGACGACGGGTGCTCCCACGTCACCAACGGCTCATCCGTCTTCGTATCGCCCCACACAATGACGAACGAACGCGAAGTGGTGAGCGAGGTCACAAAACCCTGAGAGGACTGCATGTCCATCTCGTTCAGCAACCACTGCTCACGCAACACCTTCGCGGCATCAGGGGCATCCGCGAACTTCATCCCCGTGTAGCGGATACGCTCGGCCTCAGCGTCGACCACAGGGGCAGTCCAGTTGTCAGAGAACCCCGTGTACCGCTCCGAGTTCGCCTTCTTCCACTCCGCAGTAGCGAACGAAAGGGGCTGCTTGCCGGCGCGGTAATCCTCGAGCTTCTCGATCTCCGGGCGTCGTGCGTTCAGTCGGATGTAAATCCGGTTCGTGAGGAGGGTCGCCTGAGCAGCATCCACAGGGGAACCTCCTTAGTAGTAGACATACGATGTTTCGCTCTTGAAATCGCCCTCTTTGGTGGCGTCCATAGTTGCTTCGTGCGCGAGGTCTGAAGACATCGCCTGGTCGATCTTTTGATGATCCGCACCGTGCGGCTTCCCGAGGACATAACGCCCACCCGTTTTCGCGATCATCACCGCATTGGTGATGTGCTGGCGGGTGATCGTGTCGCCGTCGTGAGTGAAACGGCTGTCCGGGTTGCGGATTGCCGACCGGAACTGCTCGAGCGACGCATGCATAGGAGACAGCCGCGCACACGACCACGGGATGAAGACCTTCGGGCCATACTTCGCAGCCCAATCAGCGAGCTCAGTACGCCACGAGTCGTCATCGATCGCTGACTCGTCAACGGCGCCCATAGCCGAGCCAGCAGGGTCTATATACGCCCTGACGATGCGGAACTGAGTCGCCAAGTAGTCGACCGCAGCACGAACCTCACTACGAGGGATGAAACCGCCGAAGTTCGCCGGATCCCACACCGTCACCCGCTTCTCACCGCCCACGTTGTACGTCGGCGTGAACTGGTACAGATCCGCCGTCTCAAGGCGAATGCCCGTCCAGTCGTTATTGTTCGACAAGTCCATGCCGAGAGCCACAGCAGTCCGCGGTGCGACAATGAACGGTTCGAGACGTTTCTTAGCGTTCCATTCCTCGTCCAGAATCCACTTACCGGAACCGGCGACCAGACGATTGCCGAAGAACCGCTCAGCATCAGCCGGATCCTTCTCCATCATCTCCGCAGCTTCACCCTCGATCGTGTCAACCGACACCCACGGGGCACCCGCGTAGTTGAACTGGAAGATCTTCTTCCGCTCAGCCTTGTTCTTGAAACTCAGATTTGCCGGGGGATGCCGGAAGTCTCGAAACACATCCTTGGCCAGCGACTCATAGGTACGCTGCGCCACCGAATCTGCAGCCGGATCCCACGCGTTCGTCGTCTCGATGGCACGACCACCCATGCCGGCGAGGCCCTGACGTTGCTTCTTCGCGAGGTTGTGACCGCCGTTAGTCTTCGTCCAGATACCCGTCTCGTCCTGCACCACGAACGTGACCCGCTGACCAAGCCGAGTGTTGCCCTTCGAGGTCACAACATCGATACGACCATCACCCGGGAGGCGAATGAACTCCTCACCCGTCTTCGGGATCAGGTCAGCCAACGGACCGAGCTCGATCATCGGCCGCAACACGTCGTACGTGTTGCCGGTCTGATCTTCCGAGGTCGCGGTGATCTGAATGAGAGGCGTCGACCACGGGCGACCCATCGGCTCACCCTCGTCATACGAATACGACCAACCACACCCGCACGCGAAGTCCTGGCAGTCGTAAACTTCCCAACCCTCAGCCCAACCAGCGAACAACACCGGCCCGACCGACTCAGCACACACGAACGCACTAATCAGCGGAGACTTGCCCCACTTCTGAGCTCGCACCAACTGGGAACGGCGATGAACAAACGCATCAGCCTTCGGGTTCTGAGGCAACTCAGGATCCAACTCCGCAGCAGGGTCGAAAGTTGCCGTCGACCGAACCATGTAATGGCCGGCGACGAAAGACAGCTGCTCATCAGCGAGCAGAAACGGCAAGCCACGGTGGGACCGATCAGGGACGACGCAATGCGCCTCAATCCACTCCGGGACAACCGCGAGAGTACGGTCAAGCGCCATTAGCGAGAGCCGCCAGACGATCCTTCGCAGAAGGTCGCGCTGCCTTCACCGGGGCCACAGCATTCCGACGAGCGGAAACCTCATCCTCGGAGAACTTCCACCGAAGAGACGCCATGCCAGGAACAGACAACCCAATCTCAGCACTCATCCGAAGAACAGCCGTCTTCAAACCGGCAGAAGCCTGAACCTCAACCGACTCAAGAAACGCCCGAACATACGCAGCCACCTCGAGCTCGAGACCCAACTTCGACCACATCGCCGCCTGAGGCTTCTTCCACAGCGACTCCCACAACTCTGCCTCAACGCTCAACGCGCCAGGCAACGGGAACTCAGGAACAACACCAGTGAAGCCAGCAGCCGGAAGATTCGTCCACCCACGGTCATCAGAACGACCACGACGCAGAGCATTCGGATCCGGAGCAGGACCGGAATTACCATGACCACCAGAAGGCATCGGGATCTCATTTCCTCGGCATTGCGCCGGCCTCATTGCGAGGCATGGAGGGGTTCAAACAGGGCGAATCGGAAAGTTTTTGACCTGACAGACATCGAAGCGCCCTAACCGGCGACTTTTATGGTATAAGCGATCGGGGGTCTCCCCCCACCCTCTTTGCCTTGGCTCGAGGGGGCTAGGTGCGGTCGTTCCATCCGCCTGGGCTGGTGGCTGCAGTGTGCTTGTTATGGTCGGTCGCGCACAGTCCGCGTCCGTACTGCGGGTCGTTGGGGTTGAGCCCTGCGTCGACTAGCTCTCTGCGTGCCTGTGGGTAGTGGTCAGCTACTGTGCTCTGTGCGATGTGGCATATGACGCAGATGGGGTCATGGTTGAGTACTGCTGTGCGGAATCTTCGGTGTGCTGCTGTTGAGTACACACGGTTGTCGGTGCGTGCCCGGCGTGCGGTGGTTCGGTGTGCGGCACACTTGCTGCCTTCACTGGTTGGGTAGATGGTTGGGCATCCGGCCACTGTGCAAACCCGCATGTTCTATCCCTTGTGCTGACAGTCCTTGGCCATGCTGGGTACTGGCCAGTGTTGGTTGCAGATGGGGCAGCGCCAAGCGTCGGTCATGAGTTCCCGTTGTCGATGCGTGCCATCAGTTCGGCGTGCGTGTCGGGCCCGAGGCGGTCGAGGCGGTCGAGGATTCGGACCCCGAGGTTGAATGCGGGGGAGTCGGTGTCGTTGTCCTCGGGCATCTGGGAGGTGATGATCAGGGGTGACTGCGGGCGCGTGTACTGGCTGCCGACTGGCGATCCGAAGTGGATGAGGTTCGTGTTCGGGCGGCGTTCGATATAGCCGGAGCCGAGTTCGTCGCTGTCAGCCATCAGGCATCCTTTGAATCGCGGGGTGGTGTGTGGCCGGTCGCAAATGGCGGTAAGCGACCGGCCTGCCATCGAGACGATGACTATTCAGTTGTTCCGCTCAGCATTGCGTGCGGCCACCCATGTGAGGGCTTCTTCGCTCCGGTATTGCGATCGCTGCTTGCGCTCACGATCCCAGCTCGCGTTGCTGGTGTTGTCCTGGAGGACGGGGTGTTCCGAACTCATCAGCGGATGTGCTGGCTCTAGGCCGCGATTGGGTTGCCCGCGTGGTCGGAAGTGTTGGGGGAACGCAAAAAGGGCACCGACCGAAGCCGATGCCCTTCTCTGACGAGGTTGTTCGCCTGCCCTTGTGGGGCACACGGTAACACCGCAATTATACACATCCGGGTTTTCGAAGTTGTCAAGCACCTACGGCGAGTCGCAGCGATTTAGGCAGCGTACTTCTTCGCGAGTCGCGCTTTCACCTTGTCGGCTTTGTCGGTTGCTTTCTGCTGTTCGTTGAACTCGCGGACGTAGAACTCGAACCGGTCTTCGTCGTACACGTCGCCTTGTTCGCAGACTATGCGCATCATTTCTCCGAGGTCGGCGGGTGGGTAGACGGTGATCTTCGATCCGTCGTGGGGGCAGGGGATCTTCGCGATGCGGGCCTTCATCTCGAACGGCCACCGGGCTGCGACACGGAAGATGTCGCGCATCTCGTCGTGGAAGAACATCACATCGTCGGTGGGCGTCTGCCAGAGGATGTCTTCCAGATGGGCGTTGAGCCAGATCGCCATGGTTGACACGTCGTAGCGCGCGCGGGCGGGCGCGGTGTCCGCGGCAAGTCCGACGACGACTCCGGCACTGTTCGACCAGGCGCGCACCGCGGCTCCGGGGGGCTGCCGGCGCAGCACGTGAGCCCAGTGGCGTGCCCAGTACACGAGGCGGCTGTAGGTCTCGTTCGCGTCGTTGAAGGCTTGCACGTTGAATGGAAGTGGTGCTTCCTTTGTGGCCTGCACGTTGTCACCCCCACCGCCGGTTGAGGTGATGAGCGACACGACGTGTTCCACGAGCTCCGCTGCCTGCTCGAGGGCGAGCTTGATGGCGAAGTATTCGCGGTCGCAGAAGTGTCCGTGGGTGGCGCCCATGAGCTGGGGTTGGTCGAGCGCCTCGGTGCCTTTGCGGATGCATTCGTTGACGCAGGGTTTGGTGATCTGTTCGTTGTCGTTCATTCGGTGCCTTTCGGGTGGCTGTTGCGTTGCTGTGCGCCTCTGTGGGGTTCTAGGCCGTTGAGTAGGTCTCCTAGTGTTCCGAGTTGTTCCTGAGCGCTTAGCGGGGCTGGTGTGGGTGGTGTGTGGCATTTGCATTCGTCGTTGCCGCACTGGTATGGCGTTTTGCATCGTGCGCAACATCGGGTGCGGGTGGGTTCGTCTGCCCATGTCCCTGCTTGTGCGCGTATCGAGATGGGTCGGTATCCGGTCATGCGGCGCTCATCCCTTCGTGCGGATAGGGCAACTCGTGTCCAGCAGCCATGCACCGGCACATGAGCACGGTTTGGTGGTCGGTCATGGTGCCGTCTTCCTCGATGGTGGTCAGGTCGGTGGTGAATGGTTCGCAGGGTTCCTCGGGTTGCATCACGGTGTCCTTAGAAGTTCCGGTGTCGGATGAGGTAGTGGGGGAAATGGGTGATCCAGGTGAGTCGCCGTCCGCAGAACAGGCAACGTCTCATCGCTCGTCCTCGTCTTCGTTCTTCCCGGCGCTAATCCATCCGGCCATTCGGGTGAGGGCTTCCTCGAAACGATCAGGCATCAGCGCTTACCTACCGTGCCGTAGAGCCATGCCACGCGAATAGCGAGGGGCCATGACTGGTGGAGGTAGTAGTGCTGTGCTCTCGCGCATCCGACGAACGCCGCAATGCCACGTGGCCGCAGCAGCAGTCTCAGTCGTTGAAGGGTCATGCGACGTTGGACGCTCATCCCTGCTCTCCGTTCTCGTTGCGGCGGATAGCAGCAGCGATGGGGAAGCGCTCGGAGATCATCAGGAACTCGATCTTGGCGAGCACCTGCATTGCCAGTTCCGGGTTGGGCCACTCGAATGCTTGCTGCACTCGCTTGCGGAATTCGGTGAGTTCGCCTTTCAAGGCGTCGGCTTGCGCGTCACGACGAACAGACGCGTCATGGTCGGCCAGCCACCGGTCGAAGTTCTCGTACCAGTGCGCTCGGTGCTGCTCGGGAGTCATCCCCAGCGGAATGTCCTTCGCGTGTGTCGCAGCGTTGCCGACGAGAATCCGAATCCAGTCGGTGCTTGGTGTGTAGGGCTGGTCGGGGTGTACAGGGTCAGTCATTGGACTCGGCTTTCTTGCGTGCATCGTAGGCATCATTTGCGAGAGCCGCGGCGTGGAACAGTTCACGTTGTGCCTCATCGAAGAACATCGGCCTGGGTGTCGCGATGATCACACCGCAGCGCACACAGTGCCCCATCTCGTGAGAACCCCAACGGTGCTCGCACTCGCCAATGAAGTCGGCAAGGCCGAGTGGGTAGGCGAGTGATTCAAGCGACTTGCAGTGGCGCCCGTGCATAGCCATGCGTTGAGGGAAGCCCAGATGCGTGTCGATCAGGCAGTAGCTACCACCTTCCGCGTCTACGATCCACTGACCGTCCGGCAGATCGTGGGCGGCTTCGGCAGTCGAGATGGTGTTCGTGGTGTTCATCAGTTCTCACCTTTCTCGGGCAACTTGGCGGCGTCGTTGAATCCGTTGTGCGCGCGGGGGTTGTCACGGAACCGGGAGACGTAATGGTCATCCTCGGGTTCGGGGTCGAGCTTCACGGCATCGGTGGCCACTTCTCGCAACACGTCAGCCCAGATCCGGGTCGCAGCGTCGGGGTCGAATCGCACCCACATGTTGCCGGTCCCGTCACGCCACACACCATCATCGCGGAACTGGCGAATCGTCTGCGCGTCCACGTCAGCGGCTTCGGTGGCGGGTGTGGAGAGTGCGCCGTCGAGTGCGTCAAGCACGTCTTCGAGGAAGACCTCGTGAGTCCGGGAATCGAGCGCGGCGAACCACTCATTCCGCAGTGCCTTCACCGCTTCGATGGTCGCGGCCTGCTCGGCAAGTTTCGAGAGGTAGTGACGATGAATCTTCTGACGAGCTTCTGCGTCGGTCTCGATCAGTTCTCGCGCTTCGGCTAGTTCCTTGCCAGCCTGTTCGAGAGCAGCAGCCAGTTGCCCCACGAGACGGTTGGCCCATATCTCAGAGTTGGCAAGCGGAACCTTTGCCGCCGACATGAACTTTCGGAAGCCTTTGACATCCGCGATCAGGTCGGTGTTGGTCGGGTCAGTTAGCTCGCCCATCAGAGCCACGACTCCTTCGTGGGAACAGCCCACACGTACGTCATGAACGGGCGATCCACGGTAGCGAGCCCGTAGTATCCGTCAGGGCCGACCGCTTCCTCGTTGATCGCGTGGGCCTGCCTAATCGCGTCGAGCATCCCGTCCGCCGGCAGAACATCGTCCGGGCCCTTGACGTGGACCACCCACGGCTCCTTGTCGAATCCGAACCGTGCGATCGCCGCGACCTTCTCAGCCTCGGTCGTCTCGGTCTTGGGTGTCATGTCGGTCATGATGCTTCTTCCTGTAGTGGTGAATGAGTGATCTGAGAAACCAACGCCGCGCGATGACGGATGACCGTCCGAGACGACACACCCGCCCGAATCGCGATCTCCGCAATCGACAACCCCTGCACGTTCATCGCCCGGATGCGATCGTGAATCTCCTTCGGAACACGGGAACCATTGCGGCGCCCCGAGTTCACCCGCGTCGTGTTGTTCGCCTTGAGGATGGTCACGGTGCCCTCCTCGAACACCTCCACCGGTGGGCGGCGACGCTCAGGCCTCGGCCGCTTCGGCTTTGACTTCGAGAGAGCATCGGCAGCCAGCGCGATCTCGAACGCCCTGGCGTACGTCATCCCCGCCGGCTTGATCGTGTTCCCCGCGGGGCCGGCCGCCTTGTTGTGTCCGGGAAGGAATCTCTTCCCCGTGTTCGGGGCGAACCCGCACCCGCACTCGCACAGCTTCGTCATGACGCCACCTCCAACCGGTCGCTTCTTCCATCGATCGGAGAGGCTCCGCTGAGGCCCTGTGCATAACTTGACCGATCGCGAACCCCCTCTTTAGAGGTAGCTGTAGTTGTAGATGTAGTAGTAGCTGTAGTAGGCCCGGTCGTAAGCTCGGGCAACGTTTCGTCTGAGCGTTGCCCGTAGCCTTGCCCGTAGCCGAGGAATCCGGCCCACTCAAGCTCGGTCACCGTGTCCTTCACAGAGACCGATTCCTGCTTGATGAGGGTCTTCATCTGGGGCTTCTCCCACGCTGCGAGATCCGGGTTTTCCTTCTTGAATCGGAGGACCTCATGCACCACGACCGCGCGAATTTTGTTCGACGCGATCGCCGCATAAGCTTTCGCCGCAGACACCGCCAGGCGTGGCTGTTGAAGCACCCCGTCATGCCTGAGGAACCCGCGAACCATCACCTCATCGGTGGACTGGTCGAAGACGCAGTAGAAGCTGTCAGACAGCTCCTGAGCGGCGATGATCACCTGATCGGCGGTCTGCTCCCTCGACATTGCTGCGAGTCGGCCCGGGTGGAACTCGACCACCCCGCAGTAGTCCAGCTTCGGGTGGGACATGAGCTTGAAGTACAGGCTCTGTGCCCGGTCGGTGAGTGAACGGAAGTCCGCGTCACCCCATATGTCGATGTTGATCGACGCTCTCTCGCGGCCCATCAGGCTGCCACTCGATACCGACTGTCGATTACAGGATTGGTCGTCCCGTCAATGTGGTGCATTACCAGATCGCGATCGAGGAAGTTGACCTCTTCGATGCGGCGCCCGCGAGCAATGCCCGCGCCACAAAAAAGATCGGTGACGGTGAGGCCGTTCCAGTTGATCGAGGGCCGGGCGTACCCGGTGCGCTCGAGGGTTGCTGTGGTCATGCTGCGCTGCTTTCTGTCGGGGTGCAGGTGTAGTAGCCGGGACCGGTGAGGGAGTCGGGGATCCAGTGGGCGGCGAGAGCGCCGCAGTTCGGGCAGGTGAAGGCGGGGAGGCCGGCGAGGCGGCGTTTCTCCGCAGCGCGTTGCGCCTGGGTGGTCATGTGCGCACGGCTTCCTGTAGCTCAATGTCGAATTCGTGCCAACTGGTGCACTCGATCCCGTGCACCGTTCCGAACCGGAACGCACCATCCGGGCACAAATCGAATGTGGCGACCGTGTTCCGCATGTCGTTGCCACGTGTGACCGTGTAAGCCGTCGCGAACACGAACTCGTCAACATGGACGGTGCAACCCAGTCGTGTGATCGCAGCCAGAAGTCCGGGACCCTTGAGAGTGAAGATCGTCACGACGCACGCTCCAGCGTGAGCAGCGCGGTGAAGTCGTCCATGGTCATGAGCACGTACTGCTCGCCGGGCTTGGTGGTCCCGCGGCGTTTGATGACGACGACACCTGCGAGGGCGTCATCGTTGCCGCGTTCCACCTCAGCCTCAGCAACCCAAGACCCGGGGAGCATCCGCCCGCCGTAGTCCTTCGCCTCGATGACGATCGCGTGGCCGTGGTGACGTACCCCGCCGATGTCTCCGCGGTCGTTGCGGCCGTTCTTCGGGCGGATGTCGATGAACTCGTTGCCGAGCTCGACGCGGAGATGATCGGCCAGGAGACGCTCGAAGCGCTGGCCGGCTGCCCTCGCGGAACTGCGCGAGCGGGTCATGCTGCGCTCGATTCGGGCTTCGTCATCTGGTCGCGGCGGTATCGGATCGCAGCCACAGTCTCCGCGTCGACCTTCAACGCGATCGCTGCAGCGACAAGGCGGTTGAGTTCGGTCCAACCGGTGAGCTTCTCCGACTCCTCAAGCCAGTCGCGGGTCTCCGCAGGGGTGTCCTCGACCACGTCGACCTTGGGGGCGTCGTGCACTCGCTCGCCGATCTCGACTTCGTGGAGGCCGAGCTTCCGCCACAGCCCGTCGATGGTGAAGTCCTTGACGAGGAGCCGTTCGGGGAGTTGCAGCTTCACCGATCGGACGCCGGTGATGTACGCCTCACCGCGGACTGGCATTTCGATCACGGCGCCCACGTCGAAGGGGAGCGACTTCTCTGCGGAGACCTTCTCCTGCTTCTGCTTCGTCGGCTTCCCGTCGTCGCCCATGACCGTCACGGTGTCGAGGCGGGCGGTGAGGATGACGGGGCCGCGGTGGGCGCGGATGGCGTCCATGACGTGGTTCCACTGCCCCTTGGCCGCGTTCCAGAGGTCCATGCTGATGGGTGAGTCACCCTCGGGCTGCGACTTGTTGTAGCGGGTCGCTGCGGCGCGGGCTCGAGCGTTTGCGGTGGCCTGGGCGTTGTCCTTGATGAGGTCCCACAGGCGGGTCATCGAGTCGACGACGAGGAGCACCGTTTCGTCCTTCACGGGAGGTTCCCCGGCGACTTCGGTGACGTTGCGGAGGATCTCGCGGTAGGTGCCGTCGTGTTCGATGATGTCGAAGTCGGCGATGAGTCCGTACTCGTCGGGACGGTCCTCCCCGATGCCGAGCCAGTAGGTGCGGGCGATGAGCGGCGACGCGGCGGCCTGCGCGGCGGCCCACGACTTCCCGGTCTTCTCCGCGCCGGCGAGGAGAGTGATCGGCCAGGACGGTTTGCCGGTCGGCTTCGAGGTTCTGATCGTCATGCGGGGGTTCCTTCTTTCGGGATGACAGCTGATGGGCTGCGTGAGGTGTTGTCTTGGGTGACGCACTCGTTGCACGTCGGGTGGTGGGTGTCGTGGGTGGCGACTGAGACGCGGTGGGCGCCTTTGCGGGAACCCATCTTCATGACGGGTTTTCCCTCGCCGTCGACGGCCAGAGCGGCAGTCTCGAAGTACACGCCGAAGTAGAACTTGAGCGTCTCGATGTCCTTCTTGACCTGCGACTCGCGCCCCTTCGCGTCGATCCACCGTTCCCGCATTTCGAGGAACGTTTCGTCCGCTTCGACGGTCTCCACGGGGTCGATGGGCCATAGCGCTGCGAGGTCGTCGCCCATGATCGGGTCGGGTACCACACCTCCTTCCACGTTGATCTGCCAGAAGTCCTTGAGGGTGCCGAGGAGGTGGTTGTCGATGAAGTCTTGGGACCGGGCGACCCACAGCACCTCGAGGTGGTTCCCGTCGAACAGGACAGCGACGTAGCCGCCTGGTGCGTCGTCGCGGATGAATGCTTGCTGGCGGACTTGGACGGTGTATTTCGGGGGGACGCTGATCATCCCGTCTCGGTCGAACCAGTTCTTCTCCTCGAACGCGGACACGTTCTTCACCTCGAGCGGCACGACACCGTAGATGGGGGAGTCGATCATCGCGTCCAACGTGCCGAGGAGCCACGGGTGCTCGACGGACTGCAGCAGCCCCTCAGCGGGGAGGACTTTGCCGAGCTCGGGATGATCCTCTGCTACGGCTGCGAGGACGGGACCTTCGAGCCTGTGGCCCCACTCCATCCGTTCGGTGCCGATGTCCACGATCTCGTCGGAGGTCTTCTGCTGCCAGATGGTCAACGGTGTGCCCCAGCTGGTGTCGCCGAGGATCGCGGCGGCTTCGGATGCGCCGATGCCCTGCTTGCGCGCCCGGAGCCATCCGGGTGTGTTCGCGGTCGCGGTGAGGATTCGGTAGCTCACGAGAACACCACCTGGTCGCGCACGTCGTCGGCCTGTTCGAGTAGCCAGTCCATGTAGTCGGGAGTCTTGGGGTCGCCGCCGTCGTACCCGTAAATGTCGGTCATGATGCGTGTTGTCCGTTCAGTAGGCGTCTGCAGCCCAGAGGGTTACAGCGGTGAGGATGATGAGTACAGGGGTGGCGGCGATCGTCCAGAGGAGGACCGACCAGAGACGGGAGCGGGTCATGGATTCGCCCTGCGTAGCAAGTCGCGCTCGAGCAGCAGCGCCAGAATCGTTTCCGGTGATGCGAGGGCGATGAAGTCAGCCTCAGCACCGGACATCTGCCTGTCGTCTTCGAACCATTGGCGGGCGGTAGGCCATGAACCGCGAATCACATCGGGGCTACCGATCGCGGCTTCTGTTGCTTCACGCAGGTCGTCGGTGAAGATCCACCCGCCGTCGAACATGTCGGTCATGGGTTGTGCCAATCTTTTGTGCAACGGTCGATGCGTGTGACCCTGAGGCGAGTTCCTCGGTCGGAGGATCCGCACTCCGGGCAGTTGTCGCGGGATGCTGGGGGGTTCGAATCGGGGTAGCTCATGGCCTGCTCATGGGCATCTCTCAAGGGGCTGAGGGACGCGACGATGAGCGTGCGCAGATCGTCGCGGGTCATGTCATCCACTGCTTCCTCTCTTGGCTGGTCATCGTGTACCGGCAGTCGGCGCACAGCACCGCTCTGGGTGTGGGGGTTCCGCACCTCGAGCAGGGCATTGCGACGACATCGCGGAATGTGGTGCGGTCGGTGCAGGTCGAGCACTGTCCCGCCGTTCCCGTTTTCACGGTGCCTGGGAGCATGGCGAGTGGTGTGTGTTGCGGTCTCATCGGTCGGGCACAGGTCGTGCAGGATCGCAGGGGCCGTATCGGTTGGCGGGAGTGCTCGGGGTCGAGCAGCCAACGGGCGGGAATGCTTTTCGCCCACGGTGCCGTCCACCGCCCATCGGGGAGACGTGTGTACGCCAGACCCGCCCCGGTTGTGACGATGGCGCCCACGGGCAGGGCGTCCAGATCAGCGACGCTCATCGGATGCTCTCGATCAGTCCGCAGACGTACGCGATGATCGCCATGACGGCGAGACACGGGACGATGCGACCGAAGAACAGGCGGCAGGCATCCCGCCACCCGTCGCGCAGGTCTTGTACGTCCTGCTCGTACTCGGAGACGACCTCCTCATACGGGGTCACGACGCTCTCCCTGTCATTGCTTTGCTGTACATCCGGTACCCGCGCGGGGTTCGCTTCGGAAACGACGTGGGGAACGTGTCCCCGTCGAGGGTGAGGGTGTACAGGTCGTCGGTTTCGGACACGAGCGCGCCCGTGTGCCACTCGTCCTCGTCCGGGTCACGTGAAATCGTCCGCCCGATAGTGATCCGCTCGGGAGCGACGAAGTTGGTACGCCGTTGGGGGAAGTCTTGGCGGGTGATGTCGGTCACGACGGCGAGCCAGTCAGTGTCGGTCATGAGGTCACCGCCGTTTCCCACCGTGCGACAGTCGCCTTACCCAGCGAATTGAGTGCCTTGTACTGTGCCGTCCACACGGCCTGAGTTGCCTCATCCGCGGTCCAGTCCTCACGGCGACGCTTCACCTCCGCTGACAGGGTGCCGAGCGTCCCCTTCCAGCAACCAACCCGCAGCTCGTGCTTCCCGTTCGCTGTCCGGTAGAGGGATGCCGTGACGCCTTCGGAGCCGATGGGGCCGACGAGGATGAATTGCCATGACTTCTCGACCCACGCATTGCCGGAGACCCGCGCATTGCCGGAGACCCACGCATCGCCGGAGACCTGCGCATCGCCGAAGACCCACGCATCGCCGGAGACCCACGCATCGCCGAAGACCCGCGCATTGCCGGAGACCCGCGCATCGCCGAAGACCCGCGCATTGCCGGAGACCCGCGCATTGCCGGAGACCCGCGCATTGCCGAAGACCTGCGCATTGCCGGAGACCCACGCATTGCCGGAGACCCGCGCATCGCCGCTTCGCAGCTCTTCGGC